TCAAAACGGACTACGTTGATCCAGCTACATTCGTTCATAGCTATACAGAAGATCCAAGCTTTGGAGATTTAGTATACGCAGGTCATATTAAGAATATGACTATTCTTGAACTTAAGCGCATTGCAGGGGATAAGTTTACAGAAGAGGAGTACAAGAAGATTGCAATAGAAGCAGCAAGAAGCAAGTCTCATGATACGTCTAATTTTTACAGAACTCATCACGATTCTGTAAATAATAGAAGCTCATATGGTTATGATGAGTACAGAATTGAAGTACTAGACTTTGAGTTTCTTTCTGTTGACTGTATGCATTTTGAAGAGAAAGAAAACAGATACGGTAATGTAAACTTCTTTTATGAGGGGTTCAATTACAAAGAAAAAACTGGAGGTGTATTTGAAAGAAAGCCTCACCGTATGGATATTGAAACTGTTTACGGAGGTATGTATGTACTAGGTGCTAAGAAGCTGTTTAACTATGGCCTTAAGACTAATGTGCCTAGAAACATGCACGACATAGGTAGAACTAGATTAGGGTATTCTGTGGTTGCAACAAACTTCAGAAATATGATGCCTAAGTCTATGGTAGATAGCTGTATAGGTTTTGCAGATATGCTGCAGATCACACACTTAAAGCTTCAGCAAGCAATCGCTAAAGCAAAGCCTGATGGACTTATCATTGATATTGAAGGCCTTGAGAATGTACAGTTAGGTAAGGGTGGTGAGTTGCAACCGTTAGAGCTGCATGACATCTACGAACAGACAGGTGTATTCTACTACAGAAGTAAAAATCCAGAAGGAGGTTTTCAAAACCCACCTGTACGTGAAATAGGAAACAGCATCCGTAATATCAATGAGCTTATCGGTATTTACAATCACTACCTAAGACTTATCAGAGATACTACAGGAATTAACGAAGCGATGGATGCATCTACTCCTAAAGGTGATGCACTCGTTGGTGTTAGAGAGCAGGCTATCGCTGCAGGTAATAATGCTATATACGATATCACAAACGCATCTATGATTCTATTTAAGAAGGTTTGTTCTGACATCGTTAAGTGTTTGCAGATTATACCACCTAGCTCAGTACTAATGAAGATTTACCAAAACGCTATTGGTGAGTCTAATATGAATGTTCTAAGTTCTTTCAGTGATCTACCGATGTTCAACTTCGGTGTTACTGTGCAGAAGGAGATGGAAGATAAAGAGAAGGCGTACCTAGAACAAAATATTCAAATTGCATTACAGCAGAAGGAATTAGATCTTGAAGATGCTATTGCCATCAGAAACCTAAAGGATATAAATCAAGCTGAAAGACTTCTTGTGGTAAGACGTAAGAAGAGAATAAAGAGAATGCAGGATCAAGCTATGCAAAACTCTCAAGTTCAATCGCAACAAGCTCAACAAGCTTCTCAAGTAGCCTCTCAAGCTAGACAGCAAGAGATGCAGATGGAAGCTCAGATAGAAGCTCAAAAGCTACAGATGAAAGCTCAGCTAGATATTCAGGTCGCTCAAGCTCGTCATCAGTTACAAAAGGAGATTGAAATGATCAGAGCACAAGCTACATTAGGTTTTAAGACTGACGATCAAGAGTTTAAGGAAAAGATTGAAGTACTTAAAGAAGATAGAAAAGACAACAGAGTTAAAAAGCAAGCTAAAGAACAAAGCAAGCTGATATCTCAAAGACAGGGAAAAAGAGGTGAGTTAGAGAATGAGTCTAACGAAACAGCTGAAAAAATAATCGAAGATATATTACAACAATAATGGCTAGAGTAAACTTAGACATATCAAAGAGCCTTGACATCACATGTAGACGAGGTGATTCTTTTAGCTTGACACTAACGTTGAAAGATTCAAGCGGTAGCGCTATTAATCTTCACGGTGGTAATGAAGCTACATTCTATATGCTTGTAACAAAAGCTAACCCAGCTGTAGTTGCGTTAGCTACTGATGGACTTGAAGAGTCTGCAGATAGACTAGCTGAGATATCAGTTTCTATAACTGACACATCAGATACTACATCAAGTGATGCTACTGGTATTGTAAAGTTTGAAGCTTCTGCTGCAGATATGAAAGCTGTAGATAGTGGTAGATACAAGTATGATATTCAGTACGTTGATACAAATGCTGCTAACAATGTAGACTCTGCTAATAAAGCAACAACTATACTTACTGGAAGCTTTGTAATCAATAGTGACGCTAGTAACGTTTAATCATGGACGTAACACTTTCTATATCTTCAGGATCTATCGGTGTGTCTGAAGCAATCGTGGTAAACGCAACCGCATCTTTACCCTCAGCTATAACAGCAACGCCTAGTAGACCGACAATACAAGTGGAGGTAACGCACTCTGTAAACTCTTTAAGATGATTCGTAAATTACTTATTACCAACCTTTTAGCTTTATTTACATTAACTTTAGCTTTAGGTCAGGGCAGCTGGCTAGATGTAGCTGTACAAGCTGATCAATACCCAAATGAAACTTCTTGGGTAATTATGCAAGACGATAGCGTTCTTGTAACAAGCCCACAGTATCAGCCTAATCAATATCTAATTACACCAGTGTTCTTACCAGCAGGTGATTACACTTTCATCATTAGTGATGTTTATGGCGACGGTATATGTTGTGAGTTCGGTGAAGGCAACTACGAACTGAAGAACTTCTGCGGATTGTACGAAGCAAACTTTGAGTTCAACACAGCTGCAGATACAGTTGACTTTACTCTTGAGCCTTGCGAAATCCCTGTGTTCGGATGTATGAATGAGTTGGCTAACAACTTCAACCCATGGGCTAACATAGATAACGGAAGCTGTAATGTTGTGTCGTGTAACGAGAATCAGGCCCTAGTGACTATGGAGCTTACTCTTGATACATGGCCTAACGAAACTGGATTCACGCTAGTAAACCTAGCAAATGGACAGCCTTACCATCAGGTGCTTGTTAACGAGTACAACTTCGGTGATCAGATGCTAACATACACTTACGATTTCTGCGTGGAGCTAGGCTTTGAGCTAATCCTATATGA